TGACGATGCTGCTGCTGCTGCTGATGCTGTTGCTGTTGCTGCTGCTACTGCTGACACGGCCTCTAACGACTGGCACATCACGGAGGATGAAGAGTGCATGACAACGACACTTTCTTCCCATTAATAAGAAAAGGGAACAATAACTCAAATTCCTCAACTGCAGGCGCCGGCGGCTGGGGTTCTCATAACCACGGCTTCACCCAACCGTCTTGGTATGGATCTTTCTCCGGGTCTCCTATGAATTTCGCCGTGGCATATGTTGACGTTATCTTTGCGAGCAAAAACTAATGCAGATGAAACCTGGGGATTTCTGCCCCCTTATTAAAAAAGATTGTATTGGTCTTAAATGTTCTTGGTTTACTCAAATGCGAGGGACCAATCCCAATACCGGAGAACCAGTAGATGAATGGGGATGTGCCGTAACTTGGATGCCTTTTATGGCAATAGAAATAGCACAAAAATCCAATCAAACTGGTGCCGCTGTTGAGTCTTTTAGAAATGAGGTAGTAAGAGCAAATAGTGAAAATCAACAACTCTATGCAAATGCCTTACAGCAAGGAGTTGTCCCAGCACAAATTACCGCACTTAACTCAACACTAAATATATTAGAATCTGGAGAAAGAGAATGAAAATTACAATTATTCCAATAGATAAAATGATTGGTATTGATGGAGAGTTTTTATCAAATATTCAACAAGATTTTTCATGGATTCCGCAAAATGTTCATGCTGTTCAGTGGTGTGAAACTTGGGGAGAAATTGAATATACTGATGGTTCTCTAAATGAAAGAATAGAAGAACTTGGTATTTATGAACAAGCAATAGATACTTACAATAATGAAAAACAAAGAATTGAAAATGAAATAATTTCTAAATCAGAAGCAATAGAAGCAGCAAGAGATTATTGGGAAGAATTAAGACTGTTAAGAAACCAAAAACTTTCTGAGTGTGACTGGACACAAATTCTTGATGTCCCATTAACAGAAGAACAAAAGATTGCTTGGCAAACCTATCGTCAGGCACTTAGAGACTTGCCAGCAAACATAGAAGATCCAAAACCACTGGTTTTAGATCTAACTCACCCAGATTGGCCAATAAGTCCAGAATAATTGCTTTTAGTATTTAATTGTATTATAATATAATTTTAATGTATGACTAAAATTAAATCAGGTAATTTCTGCCCTCTTATTAAAAAAGATTGTATAGGATTAAAGTGTTCTTGGTTTACTCAAGTTCGTGGACTAAATCCAAATACTGGTGCAGAAGTTGATGAGTGGGCCTGTGCAATTGCTTGGATGCCAATGATGGCAATTGAAATAGCACAAAAAGAAAATCAAACTGGTGCCGCTGTTGAGTCTTTTAGAAATGAGGTAGTAAGAGCAAATAGTGAAAATCAACAACTCTATTTGGATTCAGTTGAAAAAATGGAAAGGGGGATTATTCCTGCAACTATTACTCCATTAAATCCTGTGATCAATTTATTGACCTCTGATGATACACAAGGAGAAGTGAATGAAGAATAATTTTTTATCAAAAATATCAAAAAATTTATTTTTCATATAAAATTAAAAAACAATAAATAGATAAAAGATACGGGTGGAGAGTGAAACCCAATGTCCACAGTAAATAAAAATTTTATTGTTAAGCAAGGTCTTGAAGTAGCCGAAGACCTTATTTTTGCTGATGGAAATATAGAAAAAGTTGGTATTAATACAAGAGATCCTCAATACAATCTACAAATAGATGGTAAACTTGCAATTAAAAATGCATTTTTAGTTTCACCTGAAGATACATTTGTTGCAAGTAAAGTAGGCATTTTATCTCAATTTACTCCATCTTCTATCACTGGAATTAATACTGAAGATTTAAGAGTAAATGATATTATAAGGGATTTTGGTAACCAATTTATATCTCCAATTACTCGTATTCTTTCAATAGAACCTGATATAGTTTTATTGACTAAATCTCATTCAAATAACTCTAATGGAGATTTAGCAACATTTTCTATTGAAAGAGATTTTGATAGTGGAGAAGACGGTAATGTTTTAGTTTCTCGTGGTGCTAATAAATCTCCATCCTGGATTTCCGCTGCCGATGATGTTAAGTACAATGATGAGGATGAGATTTATTTTCCAACATTTGTGTCTGGATTTGGAAGAACTAATTTTTATGCAAATAATGACAAATTAGTATTTAATCCAGATCAAACAAGATTAGGTATTGGCACAACAGCACCAGGAGCAAACTTAGATGTTAATGGTACTGTAAGTATTGGTTCTTCACTGTTAGTTAATGGATTAACACAATTAAATGATGAATTAGAAGTTTTTGGTGATGCTCTGTTAGAAAATGATTTAATTGTAGAAAAAAATGTAAGTATTGGTTCTTCACTAACTGTTGATGGATTTTCTTTATTTAAAGAAAATATAGAAGTAAGTCTTTCTGCGGAAATTGGATTTGACTTAGATGTTTCAAATGATGTAACAATAGGTGGATTATTAGAAGTTCAAGAAGATGCAAATTTTATAAGTAATATTTCAGTATCCGAATCTGCAAGTATTGGATCAACCCTAACTGTTTTTGGTACAACAAGATTAGAAGATACTCTATCAGTAAGTGGAAATGCTGAATTTGATAATGCTTTACAAGTTACAGGTGAAACAACTATCAACAACACTTTAGAAGTTGATGGACTTACTACTATTAATGATAACTTAAATGTTATTAAAGATGTAACAGCAGTAAATTACTTTGGTACTGGTGACAATCTTGTTGGAATTGTAACTCAAATTATTCCAAGCATTGGAATCAATATTTCATCCACACAAGAATCAGGAAAGGGTATTGTTACAATTGATGCTTATACTCCTGCAGGAAAAACTATATTTGTAAATCAAAATGGAAATGATAATAATAGCGGACTAACTGAAAATGATGCAAAGAGAACGGTAAAGAGTGCCGCATCAATTGCTTTATTTGGAGATACTATAAAAGTATTTCCAGGAACTTATGTTGAAGAAAATCCAATTGTTTTAAATCCTACAGTATCTGTTGAAGGAGCAGAACTTCGTAATTGTGTAATCACTCCTAAAAATCTTTCAAAAGATTTATTTTATGTGAATAATGGTTGCCATATTACTGATATAAGTTTTATTGGACCAGAAGTAGATGAAAATGCTGCCATAGTTTCTCTTCAACCACTGCTTGGAGTGGGGGTTGATAGATATTTTGATGCAGCAAGAATGATTAGGTATAATCTAGAATTTATTGCGAGTGAAGCAGTAGGATATTTAACAAGTACTGATTACAAAAATCCTCCATTTCAATTAGATAGCGGTGATTATACTTCATGTAAAGATGATGTAAAAGATGTCTTAAAGGCAGTTATTTTTGATATTACCAGAGGTGGCAATTCTCGTTGTGTTGGTGCTGGATTATCTTATTATAGTGAAAATACTTTACAACACATTGTTGGCGTAAAAACAGAAACAATTGATACATTACAATTTGCTGTTGGAATTGCACATTCATGTATTAATAATGTTCTCTGGGAAGGAAATTATCAAAATCAAGAACATCAAGTTCGTGATCTTTCAATTCAACCAGATCCACTTACAGGTTCTAATACTGTTATAAATTCTTGTGCAAATGTTTTATCTGCAGTTCAAACTTGTGTAGGAATAGTAACAACAATTATTGATCAAGGACCATCTGCAGGAATTGTTACTACATTTCCTGGCAATTCTGGAATTGGATTTACTACTCTAAACAAAATTGTAAATGCTTCTTATGATGAAAAATCTGGAAAAGTAACGCTGACTGTACCAGAATATCCAGCAAAAGTGGGAGATATTGTAGAAATTAGAGATCTACAATTTGAGTGTCAATCTGGAGGTTTCCCAATCATTCAAAAATTCCCATCAGGAAAATTTGGGCATGAATTTTATATTGAAAGAATTAATTCAGATACAAGTTTTGATGTTTATGTTGGTATATCATCTATTCCTCACACTTATATTTCTGGAACTGGATTTTTAGTCAATAGATCAATAAATGTTACTAATGCTGTTTATGATCGTATAACTGGAATAACAACTATTACTGCTCCAGGAGCATTTGTTCGTGTAGGGGATTTTGTTACATTAAGAGATCTTGAATTTTCTTGCCCATCAGGTCCAGCAATTCTTTCATATCCATCAGGAAAAGAAGGATTTGAATTTAAGGTCAATCAAGTGATTGGAATGGGAACTACTTTTTCAGTGACTGTAGGAACCTCAACATTACCTCACACATATGATGGTGGTGGAGTTGTATTCCCAGCATATTCTAGAGGTGTTGGTCCAATTACTCAAGGACCATATGTAAGAAATTGTACAAATTTTGTCGGAAAAAGTATTGGAATGAAAATTGATGGATTTTCTGCAGAACCTGGGGATAAAGATGATATTGGAGTAACTGGAACAATGAGTGTGGATAGTTACACTCAATATAATCAAGGCGGTATTGGAGTTTCAATTACTAATGGTGCTTATGCACAATTAGTTTCTATATTTACAATTTGTTGCGATACTGCAATTTTTACTGGTTCTGGTGGACAATGTGATATTACAAACTCTAACTCTTCTTTTGGAACTCTTGGATTGGTTTCTGACGGAGTAGGTGATAATCAATCCAATTCAATTTACCGATTAACTGGAGAGGTTATTGCCGAAGCACAACAAGAGCAATCAGTTGTTACTGTAGGTGGAATTGGTTCTTATCGACCTTATGATGGACAGGCAATTTATTTTGGGGAACTTTATTACACAGTTCAATCTTTTGAAGTTACTAATGGCGGAAGTGGTTATACACAAACTCCTAATGTAATTATTGATGCTCCTACAGGTCCTAATGGAATTCGTGCAGAAGCAATTGCAACTATTTCAAATGGTTCTGTAATTGCAGTGGATATTATTAGCACCGGTAATCAATATTTGTTTGTTCCAAATGTATCATTTAGTGGTGGTGGAGGTAATGGAGCAACAGCTATTGCAAATATAGAACCAATTTATTATACACTTGAAAGTGCTACTCTACCATCGTCAGGGATTTCAACTATTATACTCAATTCAAATCTAAATAATACAGTAAGTATAGGAACAACAGTTTATTTTTCCAGATTGAGCTTACAAATCACTTCTTCCCATTCTTTTGAATGGGTTGGTGCTGGAAATAATATTTTCCAAGCAAAACCAGCTCTTGGTGGTGTGGTAAATACAGATAATGAAGTCATTAAATTAAATGGTGGTCAATGTGTTTATACCAGTACAGATCAAGCAGGTAATTTCCGAATTGGTGATGATATTGTAATTAATCAACTCACTGGTACTATCTCCGGAAGAGCATTTAGTCAAAATATTCTCAGTACAGTAACTCCACTCATTCTAGCAGTAGGTTAAAAAAATGGCAGCATTTGTCGCACTTAATAAATTTGTCTCCATAAGATCAAGAGCAACTACTAATCAAGTTGGAATATATACTTGTCCAATTGGAGTTGCCGCCATTATCACACTATGTCAGGTAACAAATGTTTCTGAAGGATTGAATGCTGGAACTTATACTATTACTGGAATTCACTCCAGAACTGATGGTGGTGCATTTAAATTTGCAAATGCCGAAGAAATTCCAGTGAATGATGGTATGAATTTATTTCCTGATGGAAGATTGGCATTGGAAACTAATGATGTTCTTTATTTTAGTTCCAATGGTAATCAACAAATTGATATTATTTTAAGTATTCTAGAAACTGCAAAACAATAAAAATCAATGGGAAAATTAAGCTCTGGAAGAGTCAAAAGGACTCCACAAACTGGTATTACATCTGATAGATATGAATTTCTTGGATTAAGACAAGCAGAACCTAATTTAGGAGATCCTCTTGTTGGTCCTTCTTCTATTGGAGCAAATCCAATTCCTGTTGGTTCTTACTATCAACTTGCATCTATTGGTGAAAAAATAGGAGAAAGATATTGGACAACGCCAGTAGGATTAGGAACAACACTTGGTATTATATCAGTATATGATAATGGATTTCTTCCTAATAATGCATTTGGTAGAATTCATGGTTTAAACTTTGTAGGTACTGGGGTAACTGTAGAAGTACCTTCAATTGATTTCATTGGTGATGTGGGTATTGCCACAATTAGAATTGCAGTTAGTGATATTTTCAATTCAGGTGATGTTGGGCAAATTTTATTTAATACACCCGCAGGAATTGTTGGTGGTGCTTCTAATTTTTACTATAATTCTACATCTAACAATGTCGGCGTTGGATCAACTCTTCCATCTGAAGATTTTGATGTAAATGGAATTATAAAAACTCAAGATATTAAGATAGAAGGAACTTTAATTGCTCAGGGTTCTCCTGGATTAAATGGACAATATCTTAAATCAACTGCATCTGGATTAGAATGGGAATATATACCACAAACTCTTCGTGTTGGATTTACAACTATAGCATCAGTAAATCAATCTGTATTTGAATTTAATTATAATCCCGACATTATTGATGTTTTTGCAAATGGTGTACGCTTAAATCAAAATGAGGTGGTTGCAGAGAATGGAACAACAATTACATTTAACAATCCTTGTTTTGGTGGAGAACTTATTGACATTATTACTTACGAGTATTTAAATATTAGTAATATAGTATTTGGAGGTGGAGAAGAATCTTATTGGAAAAAAACTTCTGTAGGAATTCATACACTTTCTAATGTTGGTATCGGAACCACAAATCCAACAAGTGCTCTTACTGTATCTGGAACTATTCAAGCAACTGCATTTACTGGAAATGGTTCTGGTTTAACTGGTCTTTTTGGAATTGGATCAGGTGTTGAAATTCAAGAAAATGAATCTTTAATAGGAACTGCATCAACAATTAACTTTAGATCTAATATTGATGTAAGTTTTTCTGATGGAGTTGCCACAATTGATGTAACAGCAGGAATAGCGACTTATGCATCAACAGCAGGAATTGCTACGAATGTAATCGGTGGTATTGCTTCTGTTACTTCCTTAAATGTAACTGGTATCTCCACCTTTAATAATATTGTTGGAACAGCATTAAGTATTTCTGGCATCTCAACAATAGCAAACTTTAGAATTACAAATGTGGGTACTGGTGCTACTGTTGGTGGAATTGGTGTTGTTACTTATTATGGTGATGGTTCTGGATTAACCAAGATTAGTTCTTCTTCTCTTGTTGGGATTGTAACTTATGCCGATAGAGCAGGTATTGCTACTAGTGTAATCGGTGGTATTGGTTCCATTACACAACTACAAGTCACTGGTATTTCTACATTCACCAACGGACCAATATTAGTAGGTTCAGCAACTTCAACAGGAACTGCATCACAAAGACTTCAAGTTACTGGTGATACTTATGTTTCTGGTAATCTTGGTATTGGAACCACGAATCCAACATCTAAACTTCATGTTATTGGTGATGTTAAAGTTATTGGTGTTGTGACTGCTACACGATTTGAAAGTGAGACTACTGATACTCCAGTAATTGATGCAACAGATACCCTATCCATAAATACACCAAAAGTCGCAATCAGCACAGATCTTACCGTAGGTGGAAATGCTGGGATTGGAACCACAAATCCAACATCAAAACTTCATGTTATTGGAGATGTGAAAATTGGAATCAATACTTCCCAAGGAGTCATACTCACTTCACCAGATGGAACTGAATATCGTCTTTTTGTGAATAATTCTGGTATTTTGAGTACCACCAGTTTAGTTCCATAAATGTTCTAAAATTATTTAAAAATGGAAAGCGAGAATAAAAAACAACACGATCATCAATCTGGACTAGGAATTGAATATCCTATAGACCCAAATTCAAAAAAATTGTATGCAGTTGGATGTGATTCTGCAGATGATTGGTGTTGTGTCCATAATGCTTTAATAAACAATAAAACTATTGAGGACAATATTCCACACGAATGTATTGAGTGTTTTGATTTAAAAGAGCATAGTTCTACTAGAGCGGTTTATTTGTTGACTGATGTTGAAGCAGAAGAATTACTTAAACATCCCAAGGTCAAATACGTTCATGAAAACTTTGAAAGTTATCCATGTAAATATAAACCAGACCCGGAAGAAGTTCAAGCTGGATATATAAGAAATTATCGTTATGATGATCCAGGTACAAAACAGTATAGAAATTGGTATGATTCTTCACAATTACCAATATCTCCCACCAGCGCAGAACTTAACAGAAGTGGATATCAATTATTGAGGTGTGTTAATAAAGAAGATCCTTGGTATAATGGACTATCTACTGGATCTAACCAAATTCTTACAGATAGAATTCAATATTATGGGGATGGTTCTGGTGTTGATGTAATTGTTGGGGATGAGGGTTGCTGGTTTGGACATGTTGAATTTCAGAGCAATGCTACGGGATTTGGGCCAACAAATTATGTAGGAGGTAATTTATTAAGATCAGGATTTTCTTCATCATCAACTACTGGAACGTGTGATCTTTTGGATTTAGTTTT